ACTTAAAATCTTTATGCTACGTTAAAGTATGAAATGTATCGCAACCTTTTCCGAAAATAATTTGTACAAAATCAAACTGGCAAAGACTCGTAAGAATGTACTTGAAGGTATGTACAGACGACCGAGTATCAAGAGGGAAGTGAGCGACGAAGTCGCGAACCCGAGACTTCGTTTACGTTTCACAGAAGCGATAAAAGAAGCACAGGAAATATGCGAAGATAACATAGAGTCCCAGGAGTGTCACTGGGCATGGTACGAGGTGGATGAATTGGAGGATTCCCTCATGCGTCAATGATGACCGTGGGTGGTTCATCGTCGTATCCATAGAATTTGATAGAAACACCGTAGAGTTCATTGAGTCTAGGGTGTAGGTCCTCATTGATGAACCATTTCCATTCACGCAAATCTGTAGAAAAGTATTCACATCTATCTTCCCCGAAGCTACGTTTGAGGAGGAAGTCCTCGTAGCGAACCTCTTTCATGAGGGAAAAGACTCCCTCTGGTACGGGGACTGTACCCTTTTTCGCCGCATCGAATATGTCGATGACATAATATCCACGTGCGTCGCAGATTATGTTCACTTGTATATCGGGGAATCCTTTGATGAAGGATTCAAAGTCTGCATCACTTGGAAGAGTTGTGAAAATTGTCGGACCGACTTCATCGGGAATCACTTGCAGGAATGAGGGGTGTGTATGATACGCGATGGGTGCATCCGACCACTCCGACTCAAGAACACTCGCATCGACGCGCGCCCTCTCCTTAGAGGTGACGTAAGTGAGACCTTTGTAGTTCATGCACCTATCGTACTTGACCTTACCTCCATATTCCCACCTATTCTTTGATGACAACTTACTCACAGATTTCAAATCTCGCACCACGATTTTTGTAATGTGTAACCTGTGTGCGGTCATCCTATATTCATGATGACATTTTTATCCAGAAGTGTAATCTCACCGAGCTGGTCCCATGTGTAGTACTTGACGGATATGCCAAACTTTCTGCGCATGATAGGGTCTATGTAGTTGTTCACAGCTCGTTTCCATTGGGTAGGTGTGGTTTGAAAATACCCCAGGTTACTCCAAGTAACTGACACTCTCTGAAATTCTTGTCCTCGTACGAGACGGTTGAACTCACGGGTGACATCATCAACATTGGGTTTGTTCAGGTTTGTTTCGATGAGGTCGATGATGTAGTACCCTTGATTTTCGAGGATGAGATTCGCTTGCATGTTTGGGTATTCGTTTATGTACACTCTAAAATCAGCTTCACTCGGGTACGTGAAAAGTGGAGTCGCGTATTCAGGGACGGGGTGTGTGTGATACACGATGTATTGAGTCATCTCTTCTTGTGTCGGCTGCACAGTGGCGAGTTGCTGATTCGTACGAGCTGTGGGTCTATTGAACTTGACGTAGTTTCGGGTATTTGATACAGTGAATGGAATCGAACCCGCATATTCGACACGTTGTTCCCATGTCTTTTTGTATATGTCTTGAAGCTCCTTGATTGTTTTACGACTCAGGCGAACAGACAACACATTGCCGTCGGAAGCCGTGACTGTACCCAGGTTGAACGCATTTCTGGGTATGTTCACACGCCTAAAATTACGAGCGAGGCGATTGATGGCAGCGTTGATTCGTGTCATTCGCCGCTGTCTCTCCACTTGACGACGTCTGTTGAGAGCCTGTCTACGCGCAGTGTCGACCTTGCGTTTCTCGGTCGTTTGTGTGGAAGTCTTTTTGACCGAGACCATCTTACTTTAGATAAAGATTTAAATAGATGGATGTCTAATGAATATAGAGGCATTCGCTCGAGAGATATATTCTCAACTGGGTCCTGGCTACAGTGAGAGAGTATACCACAATGCGATGGAAGTTTTACTGAGGGAGAGAGGTATTCCATATGAATCTGAGAGGATCATCACGATTCCATTCAAGGGACATGTGATTGGCAACTTGAGGGCAGACATTATTATTGACAACGAGATTGTTCTAGAGTTTAAAACTATTCGAACTCTGAATGACGCGGCGGAGTTGCAGGCTCATAACTATCTTCGTCTGACAGGTCTGAAGACGGCGTATCTGGTGAATTACCCCCCTCATCCGGAGCGGGAGGTGGAGGTGCGACGGATTCAAGTAGAACCATCAGAGGAAGAATCCGAGCCAGATTGTGATAGAACCTCTGGGATTCCGTATAATGTGTCTGTGGATCTATTACAGCCGCTTGAAGAATATCTTGAGCCCTTTGGAGCAGAGTCCGAGCTTCTTCTAGACAGTGGTGTACCGCTGGGTCGGCTTGACTGATCGTCTCGAGATGAGGAAGAACTTTGGTTTCCAACTCATAGAGGGCGAGGAGGGCTGGCTCGTCGTTCATTTGGTATAGTTGTATTTGCGTCCATACTTAGGTGGTATTTCCAAGTACACGGGTTCCCCACCACTTGGGGGTTTTCGACAAAAGTTTTTACATTTGCAGCAGTCACGGGGGTTCGTGAGCTGCCTTTTGTTTGCGTAACACTTCATGGGAAGGTAGATGTCCTTCTTGAGAATTCGAACGATTCTATCAATCAAAATCATAATAACTTTTCACGTACCCAATCTCTATCCTTCTTAAAAATTTTGGACAACTTAGGGTCTTTATTTTTAAAAAGTATCATGAGAACGTTCAAACGCCTAAAGAGACCGAGGGGTGGTTCACCCGCCCTGACGACCCGCATGAGGGCGCGGTGCCGAGCAAGTTTAGACTTTTCCTTGACATCCTCATAGCCATGGGCACTGAGGATACCAGAGTTGCTGAGGGGGATGCGCACGACCATTTATTCTACTCTGACTTTATTTTTTACCCTCACAGATGAGACATACTCTCTGTCTACCGAAACAACCGGTACATAAAAAGTGTTCACATTTGCGAAACTTGACACACTCACTCTGTACATGACAATTTGGGCATGGGAACGTTTTGAATTGGAGGGTTTCATTCTTGAATCTCCAAAAGCATGAGGTACACACCTTTAGACCAGGTCTCATCGTTTTTCCACACACGGGAAAATTCGGACAAGACATCTACTTACACTGTCGGAATAAATTCCCATTTAAGGTCGCGACATATTTTTTTCCATATGACATCTTGTTGGTATAACTTCTCTTTGGATTTCAGGAGTGGAAAGTATCTCAGATATTCATCTTCACCCAGAAGTTCACAAAACTTATAGAGTACGTAAGAGTAACTCAAAAAGTTTTTTCTTTCTGTGGGGCAGTTATCATCAAATGGTTTCTGAATATCTTTGAACATGATTCGAAGATACTCCTCCAACTCCTGTGGCATGTTCGGAGGTTTGATACCATTCAATATGTTTGTGATGTATGGTACATGTTCATAGTATTTGTTGAGTTTTAGTTTTTTTAAGAGTCCTCGAATCTTTGCATGTGTAATATCTTCTAGCTTTTTGATCTTCATCTTTTTGAGTTCTCCACGAAGTTGTTCGATGACTTCTTCGGGAATTGTGGTCATTTCCTGTGCCTGAAATTGCGACAACCACTCGTTGAAGTGGTTTTCTCTTTTATATGAATAATTGACAACTTTTTCTGACGTTTCTTGTTCTTCTCTGTATGTTAATTCTTCGCTGATTAAGGTTGCTATGATCGCACCACACGAGTCACACACGAGGTCACTCGTGTCGTGAAAGTGAAGGAGGTTACTTTCTGGACACGTGGTACACTGTTCGACCATTCGCTCCCTGGGTTTGGCTATATTTTGATTTTCAACTTCGATGAGATAATCCGTGAATATATCTTTTCGTTTCAGACCGACCGTCTCTTTTACGTTAAAAATATTATCCGTGTTCGTAATCTCCTCACTTTCATCGGTATACTGGTTCATATACGGCATACATTTCATGATGTACTCTGCCATATCGGATTCATACTTTTTCTTGTTTGTTGGGTCTTTCTTTATACATTCGCTCCATTCATCTATTCGATTGTTATATCTACTTAAAAAATTACCTTCCATTCCTTATAAAGAGATGCTGGCCAAACTTTTAAGTAGTATTTTCTTCCTTTACAAATACATCATCACACCACGAGACTATTCGATCATCTCCGAAGAACTCGAATACAAGTTGGATCATGACATGGACTACATGATCGAAGACGACTTTTGGATGAAAGAGAGTAAAGACTGGGAAGATGAGATTCTTGAAGACTATTACGTGAACGTGACTGGTAAAGATTTCCGACACACACTCGTACCACAAAATGTCATGAAAACAATTCTTCGAGTAAAATACTATTTCAACGGTAAGAAGTACACAGCCATATCAAATGACATCGAATTCAAGCCGGGTGAAAATGAAGAAAGTGTCATGCACTTCAGCATCCCTTTGAGTAGTGCTTGGATCGTAGATCATGATGATAAACCGATGCGAAACATTACTGAAAAGGTGAAACGGTACTCCGGACCACGAAACGATTTTCACGGACAGCGAGTTCCACTGAAAGACTTTTTGTTCTATGATGAGGAAACACTTAAGGAAAAGTTTCCGAAAATTGTATTGACAAACTCTCTTGGTATGAAAAAAACGCTCTCGACACTTGATGACTTTACCACTAATCTTCAGATACCTTAGTCGCCAAGTAAAACTTGAGTTCACCCAGGTTGGCGACGTTATACTTTAAAATCAAAAATCTATTTCCAATCTCCTGTATAATTTGCACAGACGCACACATACTCGTCGCCTTTGTAAAGATATTCAGATACTTCAAACTGTAGAGACCCGTGATCTTCGGGCTTTCATCGGGACATTCGATGATCGTCTCTTGGTTTGCGAAATCGCCTTCACACCTGAAGTTAATTATTTTCGAATCACGAGTGATTTCGATGTCTGTGCCTATATTCGACATGTCTCGACAGAGGCGCTGAAAGTCAGCGGATGGGAGTGTCGTGACAGTCGTCATTTCTACATCGGGTACTTCGATGCGACTCTCGTTGATGTCCAAAAGTTTCAGTTGAAACTTGGATATCGTCTTCTTCGTCTCACTGATAATCTCGATATCCAAGAATTCTTTTGAGTGTATCGCCATCTTGAGAACATCGTTGTTGGTGATTGTTTTTAGTAACTTAAACGTATTCGAGATGTTGATACCAGCGATGATTTCTTCCTGATCACACTGATACTCCTCGAAATTGTCAGAGGGTAGGTGCATGTCTACGAGTGATGTTCGAGCGCTATCGAGTGTGACGACGTACATTCCATCTGGCCTGAAATATATATTCACGTCGTTGAGAATATCCTTGAGTACCTCAAAGGTTGATTTGAATGCCGAAGCTTGTATCGTAACAAGTTTCATATCTAATAGGTTATATGGGTTACATCTTTAAATCTGTATACGCGACACCTTTCGAAACTTCTCGATTAATCTTTTCTTCAAGTTCTTTCGTCATCGCAGGCTGAAGAGACTGACCGTAGTCGTCGAGGTGAAACATACCCGAATTTGCATCGTTTCCATCTAGACTCGACATGGAGCCACAAAATCCACCGATCGCACCCTGTTCAACCTCCTTCTTCGGGAGAAGTGAATCGAGCCAATTTTTTATTTCGTTACCCACGAGAATCTTTCCATTCTTGGTGAGCATCGTGGGAACACGATTGATCTTGTTCCTGTAGTTTGCAGGAATGCCCTGTGTGTTGATGTTATGATACTGTACGAGTTGCTTCAACTGGGGAACTTTGTTGATGTAGTCAACGACATCCATAGAGTGTTTGCACCTCGGACTATAAATCAGGAGCGACATCTACTATCTATAGGGTATTTTGTAAAAAAAAATTAACGCATTATAGTAAACATGAGTTACTTGATCGCGATCATTCTCATCGTGTTGGTAATTTGCATCACAACTTCCCACGAATCCTTCACGGAAGTGTTTGGTCTCTCAGGCCACGCGAAGCCAGTCGGGTCGGTGAAGCTTGATGACCCCAGACCAGATCTCTCCAAATATAAAGAGGTTGAGGCGAGTGTCGACAATGACAACATCGAAGAGTTTGTGCTTCAAGCCAATCGGGAGATTTCGAAGCGTACCGGTATTTGTACATACATCATCGAGACGACGATGGTTCGTCATTACAAGGGTGAAGACAAGGATATCTATGAATGTATGTTCATGGCCGTGAAGAAGGGTGGATTCTCGTTCGGGTTCTCTGTCGTCGCGTCGTATGATGTTGAGCGAAACGGTAAGGTTACCCTGACGTCGCTTCGGTCACAGCCACTCGGTGTCCAGGCTCCATCTAATGTGAAGGCATTCACAGATGGATCTCCTGGTAAGGCATTCCTGGAGTATAATCTCGTCAAAGAGGTGGCTGTTCCCACAAAAGCTGAGTTAGATTCCCTGAAAAATAAATTACAGTAATTGTAATGATCAGCATCGATGATGTCACGAAGATTGATGAAAAGCGAAAACAGATTCGTAAAGAAATTTACAAAAAAATCTATGATCAGTTTTCCGCCAAGATTAAACAAACAGTCGAACTTGGACACAAACAGATTTTCCTAACAGTTCCAGCATTTCTCATCGGATACCCAGTTTTCGATAGAAGTGCGGCTGCGAGATACATCGCGAGACAATTTGTTCTCGGTGGATTTACCGTTAAGTTGGTGAGTGACAACGACATTTATGTGTCGTGGATTATTCCAAAAAAGAAGAAAGTCAAGGTTGAAAAGGATGAAGAGGCGGACTTCCCAAATCTCATGAACCTTAAAAAGATTGCGAACAAGTACAGGGGAAGTGCGTAGTAAATTCCTAAATTAAAAACCACTTTAATCATAAATGGATAACCTCAATATCTTGGTTGAGGCCAAGAAGGAGTATTTGGGGCAGATGTGTCTCATCATGTGCCCACCTATGATTGAAGTCTTTCAGGATATGTACAACGAATCTGTGTCTCTCTCGAAGGGTCGCAAGGTGCTCATCATGTTCCAGAAACTTCTGAAGGAAGTTCCTAACTGGTCCAACGCCATGTCCAAGAACCACTCCGATAACATCACGAATCGGTGTGCCTGGTTTAGTGATCTTCTCGCCGCTGTATTTGTGGCGTGTACCAAGATTCTCTCTGCTGTCCGTCTCAAGGCGGATAACAAGAAGATTTCCCTGAAACTACCCACCGAGGAGGTTTTCATCCAGACGTGCTATAACAACATCGCCAAGGACATCTACAAAGATCCTTACGTCTTTAGTGAAGAACAAAGTGAGTATTTCAGGGATGAAAAGTTGACGACGCGCTTCACCCTCTGTATTGAAAACACAGTCAAGGAGCTCATTCCTGTGCAGCAGATTCTTCAGACGTACATGTCCCAAGAGACTCGTGACATCTCCCTCGATGGTGAAATTCAGGATGGTGTTGACCCTGACGTGACAGAGGATGAGCCTATGATGGAGCCAGAGCCAGAGCCCATGATGGAGCCAGAGCCAGAGCCAGAGCCCATGATGGAACCTGACCCTGAACCCACCGGACTCGAGAATGAATTCAAGACAGTCCCAGGTGTTCAGGCTCCCGAGCCCAGCTTCGAACCCGAGCATGAGCACGAGCCAGAGCCCGAACCTCAGCACCAGCCCGGGGGGGAAGATGATGTTCTCTTTGGTGATGCACCCGAACAGCGTACAAAAAATCCCCGCTATAATTAAATGGAACTCTCCGACTATCTTCGCGATCCCATGAGCGCGGCGCTGATCGCGGGTGGTATAACCGCGGGGTACATTCATCTCAAGGCGCATCTCAATAACGAAGGAAAACTCGAACTTAACAAGTACACGAAACCAGCGGCTCTCAACGCGATCCTCGTGTTCTTCATCGTTTCAGGTGGTATAGGGCAAAAGGAAACGATTTCCAGTGAGCCTTTTTAACTTAAAGATTACACGAATAAAATAAGAAAATGGCGTCCGTTACTGCGTTTAACGATATGATGGGTCAATTTCTTGTGGAATTGCACAAGACTTTTCCAGAGGAAAAAGGCATTAAGAAGATGATGACGTCGTTCGACGTCTTGAAGTCCACCAACCCACGTCTCGTCGTGGATGCGTTCATGAAGGGTGTGAGCCCGTATGCGGATAAGATTTCAGCGAAGGATGAAACTTTCCTACTCAAGGAGATTGATACGATTGACTTTCTCAAGGATCTCAACATCAAGTCGTACTGGGAGCGCATGTCTACTGGTACCAAGTCTGCGACATGGCAGTACCTCCAGACGCTGTACATGCTCGGAACGACGATCACCTCCATTCCCGATGATACTCTCAAGATGATTGAGGGTATCGCGAAGGAATGTGCCGATAAAATGCAAGGTGATGATGGTGAGTTGAACCAGGATGCACTCATGAAGATGATGGGAAATATGCTTGGTAACCTCCCCAAAAAATAAACCTCAACATATACTAAATGAACGTCTGGTTCGACGATCCTCAGCAACTCATCCGAGGTGATAAGGTTTCTCAGTTCTGGCCAACCAGTGATCAAACTCCAGAAGATCGCATCAACGCCGCGTCTCGGTTTGTTATCTATGCCACTTGTCTCATTTATATCATTCGTCGTGATCCCAGGATCTTCGTCTTGGGTGCGACCGTACTATCCGTTATATTCGTTCTTTATCGGTCGAAGATGGTGACAGAGACGCATGGGAGTACCATCGATGGTGCCTTGTGTCAGATGCCCACAGAAGATAATCCCATGGGGAACGTGTTGATTACTGATTACACGGATGCACCCAATAGGTTGGAGGCGTGCTATTATCCCACCGTGAAGCCTTTCGTAAACAGCTACACGAGTGAGCGCATTCCCATGGATGGAGGGCGGTCGCGGTCCCCCCTCCCTAAGTATATGAGGAATGGTGTCGACCGTCAGTTTGTGACAACTCCCGTGTCGAAACTTCCAGGTGACCAGACGGCATTCGCCGAATGGTTGTATGGTCCCAAGAATGGTCCCATGTGTAAGACCGATAGCAAATACTGTAACCCCAACGCGCGTGGTGTCCAGCTCGAGGCGTTCGGGGGTCTCGGTAGAGATGGAGATCGTAGATAAATATTCTCACGTAATAGTAAATGGCGTATCAGCTTCAACCTGGCCTCTCCCGAGTTCAAAACAAGGGAGCTATCCCCCCAGTCAAAGCGAACGACGAAATTTTTGTGTATCCTCAGCCCAGTGGTCTTAATTGTGGTGGTTGCCGCCCCAACACCATGTTGTATGGTACAGCCCCCTATATGGCTGGTAAGGGTTCCCCAGCCCAATACATCGACACCAGTGATCAACTTCGCCCCCAAACCACATCCCGTTTCAATAAGCATATCGTCCAAACCTATGAGCGCAAACTCTTCCCCCTGACAAACATGGAATGTAAAGTTCCCCTTCGCACGATTCGATACGAACCTGCGAGCACCCGCGCCGAAGTCCAGAATGGCCTCTTTCAGCAAAGGTACGCTAATAAAAATGTCGGTAAGAAGTAAGAATGGCTGATCCCATTTCGCTCATGGCTGTGGCCGGTCTCGTATACGCTGGTCGAACTTTGAGTACTAAGTCTGTTCCACCTCCACCGAAGGAGATTTTCGAACCACCCCCAGTAGTCAAAGCTCCCGTAGAGATAGTAAACAACAATTTTGAACCCACCATCGACAGGCCTCAGAAGAGGGAGATGGAGAGTTTTGGTGACATTACTATGCAGCAACGCAGCGGTGGTCAGGAAATCCTAAACATGCGTAATCGCATGTATGATCAGGGTCGCATGAATAACCTGTCTCCCGTGGAGAAGCAGTTGGTCGGTCCCGGTCTCGGTGTGGGTGCTGACACCCCAGCAGTCGGTGGTTACCAGCAGATGTTTAGGGTGAACCCCGTGAACGTCGGTGAATACAGGCTCACCACACTCCCTGGACGTTCTGGTCCAGCGGTGGACATTACTGGTGGTCGCTCTGCGGTTGTCGGTGAACTCACTCACAACAAACCTGAGACCACCTCCCATCTCCCCTCTCGGCGACCTGTCATGGCGGGTCGGGCACAGGGTATGTCCGGTGTCGTTCCTCGCAACGAACACGAAAAGACGAAGCGCACCACGAACCGTTCGGAGACTGGTCTTCGCCAGGATGGTCTCGGCTTCAACGGTGCGAAACGTTTCATTTCGGCACAGACTGTGTCCCAGGATCCTACCCGTTTCAAGAGCGATCGCAACGATGCACAATACAGCTATTACAACCAGGTTCAGCCCGGTATTACGAATTTCCGTGGTGCGTATACGAACAGTGCTGCGACCCATGTGACTGCGAAAACCAATGAGGAGCTCATGAGGTATGGTTTCCGCCCCGAGGATCGTCGTGGTAAGCCCAACCGTATGGGTAACGCCGGTCGCATGAATGTTCGTGAGTCTGCTCTCAAACAGGGTGGTGCCCTCACCGCGGTTCGCTCGGATACATCCCGTGTGGATGGTCGCATGAATGGTGCGAATGGTGGCTGGACGCAGCAGTACAAGCAGAAATCGTTCCATCAGTTCAACGCGTACAAGGGTAACGCGAACCCCAATACCCAGACCCTGGATATCGCGAAGCGTCAGCTCCAGAACAACCCTCTCGCACACTCTCTCTCCGCTTAATAGTTTATACGTGATAGACAAAAACAGTCATTAAAATATTGTGCCTATATTTTAATGAAGGTGTACACTCTCTCTATCGATAGTAGTCAGCGCGGTGTTAACGTTGTACCTTCCAATGTGTACCAGGATTCTAACGGTGTGTACGTCGTCGACGAATACTCAAATACGCATTCAAACGCGAATGACTACGTCATCACCCTGGAAAACCCAATCTATGACGTCTCGGAAATTAAACTCATATCTGCTCGAATCCCCACACCTCAGCTCGTAACGTGTCCCACGAATAACACATTCAGCGTTGACGGTACAAATTTTACACTTGATTCGACAAATTATTCAAATGGACACGTTCTCGCCGAAGACCTGGAGACTCTCCTCGCACCCCCTGAATCGAATGTGAGTCTCGTGGTCTTCGATGATGAAACAAACACCTTAAACTTCTCCAACGTGGGAACATCGAATGCGTTTACGTTTGAGTTTTTCTCTGGGACGAATGGGTATCATGATCAGCTCCCTTTAACGACACCTCATCAACTTATGGGTTTTGGTTCGAAGGACTATACATCGAATGCATCGGGTGAGATTGTTTCCGGTGCGATTAACCTTGAAGGACCAAATTCACTCATCGTTCGTCTGTCGGGTGGTTCAGATGTATTCACTCAAGATGTATACACATCGACACCCTTCTATACAGGTCATATCCTCCTGAATGGTTCGAATTTCATCAACTTTAATGGTGCCGATGACCCACTCATACACCATTTCCATTCGGGGTCACAAAAGTTTATTCGTGACATTCGAGTCGAATTCTTTTATATGAGTCACGGTCGACTCATCCCATATGATTTCAGGAACCAAGAACATGTATTAAAATTTGAAATCACCGGGTCTACGGATAAATTAGAAAACCTACCAAAGGTTCCAGTGGAGGAAGAGATTGAAACACCTGTGAGCATTCCTGAAGTTCAGAAGAATGTTCAAAGATGGAAGAAAGAATATCTTTACATCGCGTTAATCGTCGTCGTCGGACTGATGATCATGTTTTTTATGAATAAAAAGGCACGTACGTATCCTAGAACATCTAGCGGGTGATCGCGTAGACGGGCTGGGCGGGCTTCTTCACACGGCCGTTGATGCGGGAGATGATCATGAAGACAATCACGGAGATCAGCGAGGTGAGAAGCGCGGTGAGGGCGTACTGAGAACCACCGTTCTTGGGAGCCTTCACAACCTGGGAAATGACCCAGCGAATGAAGTCCATCCAGGACATGGCAGCGGCGAAGGAGAAACCGGCGACGATCGAGTTGAGGGTCTGGGTCTGGAGCTCCTGGGTGACGATATCGACAGTCTTGATGGCGCTGGTAACGGCGGACATGGTGTTTTAATATAGTCTAGGAAAATTATTCTGGTAAGAGTTCCTCCTTCTGAACAACCTTTTTGAATTTTTTCTTTTTTAGTGTCTTCATTTTTGAAAACAATTCTTCATCATCTGATGAATCTTCACTAGAGCTCGTCCCCGAATCGTACACCTTAAATTTGGTATTCGAAAAAGACCAACCCTCTGGCTCAGAGGTGCTCATTACTATTAATGGCATTTTTTAACATCTGTTCTACCGGACTCTGGGGAATCCAGGAGCTCCAGTTTTTTACAGCATCATTCACCTGGATGAAGCGGGTATCATCCCCCGAATATTCGACAAAGGGTGGGCAATCTTCTGTCTCAACATCCTCTATATCGTCTTCCTCCTCTTCATCGTCCGTCTCATAAATTTCTGGAAAGTGGGTACCGATCTGCTGTCCCACGGTATACATCGCACAATACTTCATCGCATATTCCATGTCTTCTGAAAGGATAACATCCCTTCCACAAGCCTTGCAATATTCACCTGCGAGAAGCATCGCCTGCTCCATGACGGGTAGCATAATGTCCGTCATGCCTTTGATGTACTCCTCTGTCATCTGATTTCCACCATCACCAAAACCGGTTTGCATGTTCATGTTTATTGTTTATTGTTAAAAAGAGTTTGTCCAGTTCCCTCACGTACTCGGAGAATGTTGTAACTCAGAGCGTACACTCGAACTTGCCTGCTAAAATCCGGACAGTCGGTGAGACTTAGGCTGAGATTTTGATCTTTTATGAGACTGAAGTTTACCTGTCCCGTGGGATACCACTCTTCTGGTTGGAGTGCGAAAGAGTATGAGTAGAATCGCCTGATGAGTTGAGTCTTCGAGTGATGGATCGCTCCCTGGACCGCTTTCAAGAAAGTGACGTTACCCGTCTCTCGGGTGATGATATCTTGCCCATCTAAAGTGAGTGTGAGATGGTCGAGGTTTTCGTACAAGATAAACTTTCCATCCTGGACGTTCGATGTGTTGTCGTAATCGAATATAGTGACAAAGTTCCCCTGGGATACACCATCCCCTGTTGTTCCCTGACGCTGAATGACAAAGTATAGTTCCTTCACAGGGTTTGTAAAGTCCAACTTAAATTTTCCTTCATTCACACCAGCTTCAACATCAAAAACATCTTCCTGAATCTGTGTGATGAGGTACTCCATGGGTGTATGCTGAATCTTGATACGTTCTGTCGAATCCAGAAAGACAACCTCTGTACACAACTGAAAGTTTTTCAGTTTTGGAGTTTCATCCAAGAGGGAGTATGAACCATCTACTTTAATGACTACATCCTGTGCGTCGCGTAACTTGAACTCGACTTCGACTTCCTGTTGGTTAATGGCACATAAGGGCACGGCGAGTTCAGGGTGGTTGTAAAAGTAAAATGGAAGGTCCACAAAGAATTCCTCATCTGTGTTAATGCCCAGAGTATTATGAATGACGATACCGGTATTACCGGATACACTCTCAGTCACTTCACCAACCCTCTTGTCACTCGTTCGAAGTGGGTACTTACCTATGAGTTGTTCCAGAGCTTTTTGTTTCGTCTGTGTGACGTTGTGTTCCGAATAGATTTGTAAGTAATCACTCGTGATTCGCTGGATCACTTTCC